AGTAAGGTTCCACCTGCCATGCCAACCATTCTACCTATGCTCATATTGCCAAATTTATTTTTAATATCAGAAGCTTGTCTTCTGATACCGTCTTGTAATGCATTCCATTGATCAAATTGCAATTGTGCAAATTTGACATCAGCTATTCCTGACATATCATGTTCCTTTCGTTACTTCAGTAAATTCTGAATAATACAATTTTGTACCTATTTTCATATAAAGCCTAGGATTCTTTCCAGGTTCCCTTGCTATCACTTGCTCTCCATCTAACATTTGTAATGTTGATGGTGGTTTGTTTATTACTGCTATTTTATTTTCTGACACTTGTCTAAATTTTCTTTCTAAGCTTTCCATTATGTTGCATTCTTAATCAATGTTCTATATTCAATAGAAATATCATTTATCTGTACAGCGTTGCCCGTTGCTCCAGTAACCTTTATTTTAATACTTTGTCCTTCAAAAGGTACTGCTGGGTATGCTGTTAAAATATCCCAAGCATCTGAAGTATTAGCAAAATCACCTGTTAGGTTTGTATAAGAATCTCCTCCATTTACAGAATAACTTATTGGAGTAGTAATAGAACCTGAAGCTTTATATGTAATTATTATTTTATAAAATCTTTTAATCCTAGATGGATTTCCAAAATCCAAATCTTTTGTTGTAAACTGAACATTGTTTGCAGCTAAACCACCCTTGGCTCCTTCTGACCATTCATTAACTGATAAAACTTCATCTGGATCACTTGTATTGTTTACATCACTACCAATTTTTTGTCTTTGGTACATCCAAGAAAGATTATTATCGTGATCTATAATGAAGTTACTAAATACAGTTCCACTTCCATAATCAGAAGCACTAGTATATAATGCATTAGGTGCCGATGCCCAGCCACCAGTTCTAAAGTCGTAAGTAAAAATATCTTGAGTGGCGATTGATATGCAATCGCTTAATATAAGTGCTCTATTGCGCTTAGGGTCGTATCCAGTAATTGTTCCATTCGTAAAAAAACTTTGCCATGTAGATTCGTTAATTTTATTAGCAATTAAATTTCTAAAAGTTTGTCCATCGTATAACCAGAATCCATAATTATTTGCCCACATAATTCCAAACTCTGCTTTAGTTACTGCTGCTGGGTGAACACATCCAGCAAAATCTTTTGTTTGTTCTAAGAACCAATTTGCTGGATTTGGTGCTGATATGTTGATAATAAATAATTTGTCTTGTTTATATGCTAATAGTCTATCTCCAAAAGATTCTAGCTTTACAAATTCTCCAGCATCTCCCTTAACAGCATCTATAAAATAACCTCTAGGGAATGTATCAAACTTACCTGGAGGAGAGTACATAATCCTGTCTCTCATTTGAGTAACGACACCTTCTTCATTTTCTGTTCTCATGTTTGCTATAAAAGCTCTTCTATTTGCAACTACTGCAGTTTTGTAACCTTCCCCATTTCCACTTATCGATATTTTTTGTTCATCTGCAGAAAACCCATTTAGTATTTCATAGGTTTCCAAATTAATATCAGATGAATATAAATTGTTTGAAGTTACGTTTGTAGCATGTGCAGAATCTGTCCAAATTTGATATGGCTCTGCTAATGTAGTTCTATTACCTTTACTTAAATCGCAGTCAATCAATAGTGTCCATGGATCATCTGTATCATTTGGTCTTGCATATATTCTAGCTCCAGATATTCTAGAATCGTATGCAGCATTTGCATACAGCTCTAGGTTTAGCTTTCTGTTTGCTCCGCTAGGGGTAAATATATGATTGCTTGTTGGTATATATAGTAATGATTCCTGATTGCCATCATAAATAAATGAAACAGCACATTGATAAGCTATGTTTAACCAGCCAGAAGAAGAAAGAGCTGCGTCACTTGTAAGTCTTAAATGAAAACCAGTTCCGTTCCCAGAAGGATATGCAGCACTTGTGCTAACAGTTAGCTCTGTGGGTGCAGCTAAATCATTCTTTTTTACATCCCATCCGTCAAAAGTCCCGTTATTTACTATTGATAAAATAGTTGCTCCATTTGCATCATGGAAATGGGTTCTTTTAATATAGCCCATCCATACATTTTGAAATGCACTTGATGCTGTAGTGTCACTATGAGATTTTTCTTCCCAATTAGAAGCGTCTGAAATTCTTACTGCATTTTCTGCATAATAGAATACAGGCCTTACTAATACATGCAAATATGGGGTCCCGCTTTCGTCTGCATCTGTTGTCACGAAATTTTTATGATCTAGAGTAATCTTAGATCTATTAACATCTCTTACTCTTAAAGATTGAAAATTATTAGCATTGCTTTCATCGTCGCAATTTTCAATTCTTATATAATCTCCAGATTTAAATTTTGATGAAAAAGTATTATCGTCATCTGTAATTACATCTCCAACCCCACCAACACCTGCTGCAGTAAAAGCAAGTTTATTTGCTCCAAACCCATGATTCTCTATCGCAGCACTAGGGACAGCGCAATAGTAAGCTCCACTTGGACCACCTAGATTTAAAGTTCTAGTGTTGTAATCGTATCGATTAAATCTTCCATTTAAACAATCCATTAATATTACATATTTAGATCCTTGTCCTGTAGAACCAGACGCATTCACACTTGAAGGAGCTGTAAGTCCAATGTCGTAATCTGACTCAAAAGCAAACATTCCATAGCCCCCAGCTATGTGACCTTCAATGGCAGTTGACCCAGAGCTACCATCTCCTCCAGTAGCTCCACTAAAATTAGTTGCAATCATTCTTGAATGGGCAATACTACCACCTAATGTTTGCATAGAATTACGTTCTGTAAATGATACATTTTTAGCTAATGATAATGCATTTGTAGGGATATCTCTAGGGTTAGTAGCGTCTACTAATCCACCAGAAAAATCATTTATAGTTACGTTTTGCTTTGGCACGCTTCTTTACTTTCCTTTTCTTTTTCTTACCATAGTATCTTCTACGGTTAGCATCTACATCTTCCAATCTTTTCAACTGATTAACTTTCCGTTTATAGTTGTTTTCCCATTAATAATAGTTAAGACATTTAAATTGAAGTTTCCATCATTATAAATATCCAGCACTCCCACATTGTGAGTCCAGTTTGTCTGCCTATTCTTTAAAAATTCTTTCTCCATTTTACATAAACATCCCATAGAATATGCCATCTTAGCTCCGTTCAGGTGGGTTACTACAGACTTCATTGAGTCGTGAGTGTGTCCATATATTATATTAACACCTAGGTTCATCACGTGACTTCGTGTATGATTAATTCCACTATAATGTCCACCATGATATGCATACATCTTAGAACCTAATATCTTTACATACTTACCATAAGGATAAGCATCGTAACCTCTTTCTTTTATTTTAAAAGCTTTCATAGCTCCATACTTTTTAAGGTATGGATTTTCTTCTACAAAATTATCAAACCATAACTCATGGTTACCCATAGTCATAATTTTCTTTTTGACCTTTGCTTTTTTACAAGCTTTGTCAATTCTATCTAATCCTTCGTTAACTGCATCAATCTCTTCTAATATAGAAGGAAGTTGATACTCGAGTGGAGGCCTCTTCTTTTTGGACCATTGCCAATGTGAAACGGAAGCTCCCTCGGCGAAGTCGCCAAGACACAAAAAAGCATTTGGCTTCAAATACTCCAAGACTTTTAAAGCGCAGCATAAAGCTTTCTCATCGTGATAAGGAAAGTGTATGTCTGGAAAGACAACAACTGTGTCTTTAATAGTCAATATTATTCTCGTATTTCAAAATGAACGAGGTCGTCAAACTTATTATCTTTGGTTTCGGTGTCCATATTCCAATCACCGCCCCATCTGATTTTAAGTTTCATTTGAGATGCTATTCCCATAACATAACCTGCAAAATAATGAAAACGATCCCTATTGTTCCAATCGATAGGATAAGGAGCAACGTCAACAGCAACGCTAGGGCTTTTATTGTGTTTACCATTAGGAAACTTAAGCTTACTATTGCCTTTGTTATACGCTTCATCTTGTGCTTTCTGACCTCTATGTCCCTCCAAAATTTGGCAGTCAAACTTTTTAACAACTTTATTAAATAGCTTAACTAACCTTTCATCGCATGTATGCAGTCTAGACCTGCTTCTGGTACTAAATCTTGGCATTACTTGCCTTTTAGTAGTCCTTCTACGATATCCGTTACAACATCTACACACTTCTCAAAGAAGATTTGTTCCTTTTCTTCACTAACGAAAGGAATGTCTATCTTCTCATTTATCTTTGTTGCAATCACTTTACTCATTTCATCAGAACTTAAATGAGACATCATTTTACCTCTGATTGCTGCTGCCTGAGCTTCAGCTGCATCCATTAACATTTCTTTTAAACCCACTACTAACTCCTTTTTATTTCATTTTTTATTTTAATTATTAAATATATCAATGTGGCTAAAGAGACAACCATTTGCAATACCATTGGTAAATTTACCCACCAAACACCAACTCCAACAACTCCATTCATTATTGCTTTTGTTGAATCAATCATTAATATCTCCTTTTTCTGGAAACTTGTTTACTTTTTTTCTTTTTCTTTTTTGGAGGTCTTCCCCTCTTCTTTCCATACGTTCCCTTACCTCGTGGCATTACTTATTCTTAGCCTTTCTTTTTTGCTTAGAGCCACGCCCATTCCCAATCTTAGCTTCGATATAATTAAGCTGATCAGTAATCTCATCATTAAGCTCTTGAAACTTCTCTACCATCATGTTCTTAGCATCTATTAGTTTAATAATAATTGCTTGTAAGTCGTCAATCTTTTTATTGAGTTCACTTGTCATCCACTTAAATGTCATCCATAATATTCCAGCAGCTAAACCTGCAAACCCAATTTCTGTCCAATTTTCAATCACCAGGGGGTCCCTTTCATTTTTGTTGGGGCAATTTGCTCGTTAATATTAGAAGTAAGGCCTGTTTCCATCTTTTCAAGATTTTCTTTTCCAATTAAATCCTTTACCCATTCTTCAACCATTGGTTCAGTCAGATTATCGTACTCAATAAAATTTCCACTTGGGTCAGGTAGTCTAATACTTGAATACATTGATGCGCTATATGTTTTAATATCATCATATTTACCTACTGTCTTTTTTAGTTTAGCAGTATAGTGAACATGTAAACAAACATTAGCTTTGCCATCTTTACTTAATTGTCTTTCTATTGTACCTATTTTAATCGTCATCTTTTGTTAGTTCATCCTTTAACATCTTGACAAAGGCATCTTTACCCACTTCCATTTGCTGCAAGTTGAACTTTGTAGATTCAATTTTTCTAGCAAGGTCTTGAACGTGAGATATGATTACCTTTTGATCATCTGTCATATCATTAATATCATACTCTTTTCCGTCAAGGTTCAAAACGGGTTTTTGTTCTTTTTGGTTTTTATTATTAGCCATTTTTATCCTTTCTTATTTTTTAAGCCCTAGTTTTTGCATTAGGGTTCTGTTTGTTTCTTCTAAATCTTCTATATGCTCTTTCTCCATACCTTCCACAGCAGCATTTAAAATAGTTACCTTATCTTGCAGGTCACCCAGCTTTGTTTCTATGTTTTGAAATTTCATCTGAGCTTGGTACCAACTGCCAACAACAATGGCAACAGCCACCATTGCTTTGATAAGAAATGCAATGCTAATATGAATTTGTGCATCTTCACTAATACCTTTACTGGTGCCCATTATTAATTCTCTGCGCATCTATATAGAATTTTTCAAAATCTATACTTGTGCTGTCTATTTGCATTTGTATTTGCATCATTAATGAATCTACAATAAACATTTCTCTATATAATTCTTCTCTTGTTTTCCCCAGGTAAAAATCTTCATTACATGCTAAAAACATAAACCCTATTAAAAATATAGCTGCCGATACAGAAATAGTCCATCTTAATACTTTGCTCATTTCTTTCCAATCTGGCACTACTTTAACTTTCAGGTTTTCCATTTTTATCTTCAACTTCTTCAGGAACTGGTATTCCTAATTTCTTTTCCCAATTTTTTATTGTTGGCTCTAACGTTCCTTTTGCATCCGCAATTAGAATCACAATCGCAATCACACAATGTAAGTAAAACCATAACATTAGTATCCTATCTCAAATATGAAAGCAATAGTTGTCCATAATCCAAATACAGCTAAAAGTCTTGCGTATAGATTTCCAAATTTTTGATTCAATTTTTCTTACCCCAACTCTCTGTTCTTTCTTGTGGCGTATGGTTAAAGGATTTAGTGCCTGTATTACTTTTACTCTCCCCAGTACTTCTTTGTCCACCTGAGTTATTCCCTCTGGAGTATGTATTCACATTGTAATTATAATATCCATAGGGATATAATTGATTGTACTGATAAGGATTATATCTGTAATAATAAATTCTTGTTTCTAATGCTTTACCATCGTGGAATGTTACAGGAGCAAAAGGTCTGTCTCTCTGGGATTCCACTATAATAAGACCAGCTACGAATCCGAAGAAGAAGTAGGCTATTGCTTTACCTGTCATGCGTTCTCCAGTGCTTCTACTTTTGCTGAAAGTTCTTGTACTGCTTTAACAAGCATTGGGAACATTCGAATCATTGAAAGAGATTTTAAATCATCCACTTCTTCTCCTGCTATTTCACCCTTGCTAATACTAACATATTGACTTGCAACCTCTAAAACTTCATCCGCTATAAAGCCAAACCTTTTAACATCATCATCTCCTGTCATACTACCATCCCCATTGTATTTGTATGTCCTAGGCTTTAATTGATTTACAATAGATAATCCATCTTCTAAGTCAACAATATCTTTCTTTGTTCTTTTGTCAGAAAGACTACTAACAGTCCCATCGTTGGTATATGTATCGCCACTTGTATTGTGAACGTGGAAATATTTCACACCTGCATCTGACCTCCAAATCCCTATTCCCTCGTCTCCTGTCCCACAAATGCGACCAATTCCCAAAACAAAAAGGTCACCCCCAGTTGTAACCTTTCCACCAAAAGTAGCACTTAAATCCTTTGCCAACGTCAATGCAAGTTCGTTTGTATTATCATCACAAGTATAAAGCTTTATACCACCTTGCCTTTGTCCAGTAGTTGAATAATCGCCACTTCTAAAGAATTGAATTTTACCACCTACATATTCAGAAGTTGTATGTTGTGCAGTTAATTCTACAGTTTCATCACTACTTCCAGTACCAGCGGTATTTACAATTTTTACTTCAGCACCAGCCCCATCACTTGACTGTCTAACATCAAGAATTGTATCAGGTGAACCAGTACCAATTCCAACTTTGCCATCAGAAATAATCCTAATTCTTTCAACACCCGCAGTTTCAAATTTTATATAACCATCAGAATCCATATGTATCTTTTCATTACTATCAGTAGTAACAAGAACTAAATCACCTGAGCCTATAACTCTTTCCAAAACTTGAACATTATTTGCAAACGTGGCAGATTGGTCACCACCAAATATTAAGGCTTGTGTTCCCCCACTTGCAAAAGCAAGTTGATTGTCGGCTGGACTATACATTCCTGAATCTGTGTTATTTGTAAATGAAAATTCAGGAGCAGTAACAGAGCCATTTGCACCTTCAATAACTCCAGAGAATGTTGCAGTACCATCACTTTCAATTCTCATACGTTCTGTAGGTGTATTGCTGAGGGTGGTATAAAACTTCATGTGACTATCAGCTGCAGCTGCATTATCAAAATCATCATCCTTACCGACTACTATCTGTCCAGCCATCTTCTCTGTGGCATTACCACGATTAAGCATAAAATCAATACTGACAGCTTGACCAGTTTCACCACTTGCCCAATCATCGTTATATAATCTCAAAGCTGTGAATCCTGTGTTATCTCCAGAGCCTACAATGTGCACCTTTTCTGAAGGTGAAGCAGTGCCAATACCAAAATTTGCACCTAATACTGATATATCACCAGCCCCATCAAATTCAATTCTTTCAGCATCATCTGCTATTCCAATGGAAGTGTCGTCTGCCATTGTAATATTTCCAGATACATCTAATGCACCAGATACATCTAAAGCACCACTTACATCTAAAGCACCATTGATATCGATAGTGGTTGCATTTATTTCTATTTCTGTATCTGAAACTAAATCTAAGACTCCATCTGCTGATTGATGGATATAAGAAGCGTCATCACCAAACTCTAATCTGTTAGTGCTAGTGATCATTATAGAATCGGTGGCTAAAGTTAGAGGAAAGGTAGTAGTACCGTCACCATCTTTAACCGTAACGTGTGTAGTACCATTTCCACCACCATTATTGTCGACAATTAATAATTGGTCATAGGATGCTGCAATCGTGGTATCTGTTAAACCTGCCATACTATCCTTTTTCTAAATGTCCTATTCTTGCTTCACAAGAGTTAATTCTTCCAGCCATTGAATTGTAATC